GTACCATATACACACTCATTCCAAAAGATGTAGTCAACACTTACCGTTGCAGTTGCTGGACTTAATATTTGCACGCGGTAGTATCTCCAGTTGGGAAAGGTTGAAGGCTTGGCAGCAAATGCAGCACGCGCATTCAAGTTAGCAGGAAAGATGGGTAGACCTTCCACCTCGTAATCATTCATGGTAATGCTTGCGGATATCGGTAATCCTGTGCTACCAACTAGCGTGATATTGCATGAGTTCGCTGCGTTATTGCTCAAGTAGTTTGCAGTTCCCGGCACATAAAGCAATCCGTAATCTTCATCACGTACTGCAATGGCAATCTTACCCGCTGCAATTCCCCATGTGCCAAAGATGGGCGGGTACTTTGTTGTGACCTGCCTATCACTCATTGCAAGTGATGAGGTGCTGCTCATGGAAAACTTGACAGCTTGCAAACCTGTTTCGGGATTCGGTTTGTAACCGTCCGTTGGTTGGTAGTACTGATTGTCTACAAGTATCTCAGTTCCTGATACACCACTTTCGCCGTTTTCAGTTAGCACGCCCGCCACTATCCACCACTCAGCAACGCTAAAATCTATACTATTCCAAGTTGATGTGTCATCAAGTGTGCCCGTGTTTAAGTTGTGCAGTTGATCACCTTGCGCTTCGCGATTGCGTAGCTGAATAAGCGATTGCAAATCGAAGTATAATCGACCGTCTATTGCAGGTGCAATATAAAAATTGAACACCTGTGTAGTTGTGTTGTTGGTCACGGTCACACCGTACTGAAAACCGTCTTGCGCAGTCTCTGTGCTTGATGCAACAATCATGAGCTTCTGCCCGCGTGCGCTCCAGCTATACGGCTGGTCTTCGATAGTTATTGCCATTATCTTAAGTTAAGTAAGAATCTTTGTTCAACACCTTTGGCATATGCCTGAATTAATTGCTCGCTGTAATCCTCCCATGTATCATTGATTGCATCTTGATAGTAGTTGATGCCTTCTATACCATTTTCGCCGATGCTTTTTGCAATGGCAAACGCTGCCGACTTGATTGCGCTCTCAGTTGACTTGATGAATTCACCTTGCCTATTGCGCAGCTTTAATGGTTTTATCTTAATCCATTTTTCAATAGCACTTACAGGCGGCATCTTTGCACCAGGCTTTCTACCATACTCAATCACATCCGCATATTTACCCGCCGCATCTTTGACAGTAAAGTCAATAGTTGGTTTGTTATAGCGTATGCGTAGCTTGTAAGTAAGTGAGTTGAGCAAATTACCAGATGCAACACGATTCACCACCTTACCACGCACGCGTCTTTTAATGCGCAGGTTAGATTGCGCACGCTCGACTACTGCTAATGCGTATTCGTTCAGTATATCCTCAAACGCATGTGCCACTATGCAAGGGTGATGTTGAGTTGTGTTGCAGCAAGTGCATACGCTTCTTCATTTGAATCACCACTGCTGCCCCAGTCCAAATAACTTTGGCCATCGATAATGATTTGGCCCTCGTATATGTTTACCAAATTAGCATCGCATAGCGAATACTGAAATGCAGCACGGGTTGCAAGGTCATCATAGCTGATGTATAGCTGTAGGCATGTAGCAACCTTAGTTTCGCCATTGCTCCAAATTTCAAGCGGTTGTATATTTTTCATATTTGTATTAGTTCAAGGTAAGTATTTATTTGTGCTGTAATTGCTGCTCCAGCTGTCTCAGTTGCAAATCGAAGTGACACCGTACCATTTGCGCTAGGTGTAATTACGCCTTCTACTATTGCACAGTTGTTTGATGTTGAACCACTATTTAAAGTAGCTACACCTGCATCATAAGTAGTAAAGGCAGCAGTAGATAAAGCACCTGCTGTAGAAGCTGGAAACATAACTCGGTAAATCAAACGGGTTGGTGAAACAGGGCCATTAATAGACCATCTTGAACCAGTTGTTGAAACGTTGGCACTAAAAATACAGATAAACTTAAAATTGTAGCTAACCCCTGCAGTAACAGAAAAATTCATTTCTGGTACATCAGAGTAAGCTGTAGCTGTTGTAGCATCATTCGTTGATTTAAAAGTAAAGTTAGGAGCTGAACCTATTTCACTTTTTAATGTTGCCAATGAAATAGCACTTACTGAATTGTCTGCGTTAATGCGTAAATAACGAATCGCACTTGGATTGGGCAGCGTGGCAAGGTTAGTACCTACCGTAGTAAGTCCGATGCTGTTTTGCTTGCCGTTAAATGTTGACCAGTCTGCGCTACTTAATGCACCACGATTTGCCGCACTCGCAGTGGGCAGGTTAAATGTGTGTGTGCTGCCTGCGCTACTTATTGCAAAGTCAGTCCCGGCTGTTCCAACTGCAAAGTTTTGTGTGCTTTCAGTTAAGCCATTCAATGAACTTACACCGATTGCATACGTGGTATGCACTTCACCAATGCGGCCATCTTCTGTGTAAAGCGTGACGGTCTTACCATTTGTATTTTGAATGTCAAACTCAATGTGTATGCGGTCAGTCGCAGCTGTTACCGTAGTAGGTACGGATATATTAAAGCTATATAAATCTGGTACGTTACCATTTGTAATCTGCTCAAGTGGTGAAGTGGCAATTAAGGTAAATGTTGCGCCGTTGTACTTGTACAGTTTTGCAACTATTTCAGCATTGTTTGCACCGCCGCCCGTCTCACTCAAGTAAACATCAATTGTCCATACACCCGCAGGTATCAATAGATGATTGGGCGAACCTACATCGGTGATAAACCTTGCAAGTGCACCTGTAACTGATGCAGTAAAGTTCGCAGCGGGACCAGTGTTAGCGGCCGTTCCTAGTTGATAGTATGGATTGCCACCTATTGTGCCTTGTGATACGTTACCGTTAAAGTAAAAGATTTGACCACCTCCACCGCCTGTGGATGGAAGTGTGCGCAGTGCGCCTGTCCCATCTATATACTGATCAACTGTGCCGTTGGCTGTAACTGCTAATGTCCCGGATGTGGTAACAGGTGAACCCCCAACACTGAATGCGGCGTTACTTGGTGCAGGCATAGTAAGGCCAACGCTGGTAACTGTACCACCACCACCTGCAACGGTGATGAATTCAACTTCACCTGTGCTCGCGTTACTCAATCCGAGAACCTGCCCAACTGTTGCCGTGCCATCGTTTACGGCAGGCGTTATAAGCCGTGCTGAGTTTGGCAGCATGGTAAGCGATGTAGTATTAGATGCGCTTGAATCGGTTGCAGCTATTGCCGCTTTTGTTGGATCAACTACAACTTGTGTTTGAGTCGTGCCCGTAACCTTTTGCAGCGTAACCGATGAACTATCAAGACCTACTGAAACGTCCGCGTTGACTTTGATACTTGCCTTAGATGTTGAGTTTACACGAAAGTTTGAAGTATCATTAATAGTTAACTCGTAAGTGTCGCAATCAATAGTATTGTCCTGCGTTAATACAGGGTCGGTTGTTATAACATCCTGCAATCCTTGCGGACTTGGTATAGTGGGCTTGTTTAATATTTGATAGTCTCCACTTGTTGCATTCCAGTCTACGGGAGATTGACGCAAGCGATAGCCCACAGCTTGCAATGTCCAGTAAGTTGGGTTGGTAGGATTGATTGCATCGTTGTTAGCTATACACGCATACACGCTGCCATTGTACCACACGCGATCACCTACTAAATAAGGATTGCCTTGCGCAGTTGTGTGGTTAGTGTTATACTCAGTCGATACATAAACAGCACCACCACCTCCACCACCACTTGCATCAAACGTAACCGAGCCATCACCGTTGTCTGTGATTGTAATGTTTGTCCCGGCTACTAAGTCAAGAATATTTTGCACTGCATTGTCTACGCCGTTGGTGCGTAACACTATGCCGATAGGCGAACCGCTGCCACCTGATGATGAACCACCAACTGCCCACACAGCGGGAATGTCACATGCTGACCAATCCCACGGTACTTCAAGTTGTAGTGAGAATGTCACACCCGTGAGCGTGTTCTTATACTCTTCCATGAAAGGCTCGATGACAGGCGGCGTTACCAGCTGCACATCAAAACCAAATAGCACTAGACCGTTCTTGACTTCTGAAATCAAATCCTGTGCAAGGCGTACACAGTCGCTAATGACTTCGCGCTGGTATTCTGCCTTTACTTCTTTGTCACGCGGGATGTCTGCAAAGATGATTTGGAAATCAAACTGCATACCACCGTCAACAGGTTTGATGTTGTTAGGTACAACGTGCATGAATGGGTATTGCTCATCTTGATCCATATCGGCAAGGTCAATCTGACCATGTGTGAATCGTTTGATAAGCAAGTGACCTGCGGCAAATGCCTCCAGGCGATTAATCAAAACGTTGTAACTGTAATTGTAACTATTCATTACCTATTTCGTTTTTTACTTTCTATCTTCTGCACTTGCACATAGTCGGCTAAGTATGTCAAGTGCGTAAACACTTCGTATGCCCTGCGGTCTGTGACTGCATCGAACTTTGTTATATCACGGTCGGCCAACACCTCAATGATGTGAAACCATCCGTAGACATCTAAGCCCTCTGGAGTGTATTCATCTTCGCTGCCTCCGTCACTATCTCCGTTATCTCTTTTGCCAAATAGTCTAGGGAACTGCCGTATAGTTCCTGTTCTAAACTTGAAAAAAAAACCAGCACGTTTAGCACATGGTCAAGCGTGAGCTTCTTTACATCATCAATGTACCGAGGTACTTTCAAACTATCATATTTCTCAATGTCATAGCGTCCTGCCCACTTTGCCATTACAGGGCGGTATAGGATAGCCATCATTTTAAGCGCGGCATCTGCGTTTAACTTACCGTCCTTGTACAAGTTTGTACATGTACTATCTAGGTCAACATATTCTCCAAACGTCATCTGTGTAAGGTCGGGAATAAATCCAAGTTCAATAGCACCTACACGAACCTTGCGCTCAAATCCATCCGTGCATAGTTGAATGGCAGCGTCAAACTTCATGATGATTTCATCTATCACGTTTGCCTGTAATAGCTTGATGCTATCCATGTTCTTTCCCGTGATCACTCGCACACGCTCCGACGCATCGACCGCATTGCAGTAGTCAATGTATTGACCAATGGTAACGGCCTTTGCATTTGCCGCTATGTTCACTCTAACTTTCATCTTGCTTTGTATTGTAGTTTTTAATGTGATTTTGTTACAAGTCTGAATGCACTTGAATAATAACCGGGGCTTTTTCATCACCACTATGTGTAATGCGTGCCTGTTTTGGTTTGAAGTATTCGAGTACATCCAGCGCAAGTGCCGAAGCCTTAAAGCGTAAATCTTCATCACGGCTATCCATGCACTCGTTAATGAACTCTGCCACCTTAGGCAAAGCATCTGCAACAAATTTGCTTCCGAACTCTTCCCACTCAAGTGTCTTTTTATTTAAGCTACCGAGTGGCCGACCGTTTGGGTTATTGGTCATTCCCTTTTGTAGTCCCATTATACTTGTTATTTTGATGTTTACAAATTACCGTGGTGAATGCTGTTCATTCAACTTCCCTAGTTGCCGTCTGAACTCAGTGATAAGTTCACGAATGCATGATGCACATGTGGTAGGTTGTTCACGCTTGCCTGTCATCTGACTGAAAAAACGAAAAAGAACCTCGTTATCCTCCTGCGTAATCTTTGGCGCACCGTCTATGCGTTCAATGAAATCACTTAAAGCAAGTATATCTTTCTCACTCCAGTTCAATGCTGACCACTTATGCGCGGGGCAGGATGTAAAACGGTATTTTACCTTATGCGACATAAAGCAGCCGCATAGCTTCACAGGTTCTTTGTAGTACGTCACATAGTTTTCCTCGGGATCTACTGTGCCGCCGATTAATGGCGTGCCGCAAGTGCCCCATTTGTGATTATACCATTTGCACTTTTTACAAATCTCCAGCCGTTCGCGTTGAATTACTGGAGGCACGTTGAAGTTGTACATAGTTTCTGATTCTTTTTAATGCTCTGTGTATTGATAGACGCAAGTACGCATTGGGTATGCCTGTATCATTGCTTAGTTGTTTGTAGTCAAAGTCAGGTTTTGAGTATAGACGCAGTAGAATGGCATCATGTTCATTGAGCCTACCGATTGCGCTATATAAATACTCACCATCTATGAAATGTCCTAGCCATGTTTCATCCTGCTGCGCATCATCTACGGCCTTATCTGCTATGAGTTCGTAGTATTTACGGTAGCGTGTGGCGTAGTCGCTTCTATTACTATGCCATGATAGCCACAGTGCGCGATCAACATACTGCCGAACCTTACCCCTGCACACTATATCTTCCACATCTTCACGCGGCCTATCGAGTAGCCGGGTAATTACCTCATGGACTAAATCACCTGCCCTACTTTTATCGTGCGTCAAGCCGTTAGCCTTCGCCAACCATGAATTGTAATGCCTTGATA